TCAGCCTAGCCGGCCAAGGCATACCCGACGCCCTTGTGACGCGGGCGCTGCCGGACGGGACGCCGTGGGTGTGCTGGGTAGAGGTCAAGATGCCCAAGGGACGCCTTAAAACCGCGCAGGAGGCGTTTAGGGACGTTTTTGAGCCTAGGGGTGAGCATTACGTCGCCCGTGACGCAGAGGCCGCCACACGCGAACTCTACGCCCGGTACACCGCCGCGATTAGGCCGGAGCAACTCCGTTGAGCAACGCCTTGCGCTGGCCCTTGTAGTGGGTGATGGACGGGCGCGGATAAACGTTGGCGGCCTCGGGTAGACAAGCGAACTCAAATTCGGGGAGGTAGGTCACCCATGACGCCGGCAGCGAGTTGACGTAATCCCGCAAAACTTCTTGGTCGCCGTACCACCGCTTGAACTTGGCCGGCAATGCGGCATAAGTCTCGGCCATTGCCTCCCATGCCCGCGCTGGTGTATGTTGAACGTCGCGTCACGGTTGAACGAACGACGGCAAACGGCGATGTGATGGTCGTCCAGTAAGAGTTCGACGTTGATCGGCTTATTCACGATCATGTCGGTGTCCATGTACAGGGCAGGCTCGGTCAGCCCCAACCCGGCAAACGCTTGGGTACGCCAGAGCATGAGGTATTCGCGGTCGCCATCAGTCGGGGCTGTCCACGTTACGCCCGGCACCGTGCGGGTGTCGTGGTCGGTGACCTGCACAATCTCGGCGGCCGGGTTGTGCCGCCGCAGTGATTCCACCATCCGCGCCGGCATGGCGAGGTCTGGGCCAACATGGAAAAACACAAAAGTTGACATGGTTGCAACGATACACCTGTGTGATAATCTCGTCACGCGGAGGTACCATGTCGCATAAAGACGCAGCAGAATTTGTCGGGGTTTTACTGCACAGCAGCACGGCCACACATTTTCTGCACCTGCAGACGGCCTCCTACGCCGCGCACAAAGCCCTCGGCCACTTCTACGAAAACATTGTAGGGCTGGCCGACAAGTACGCCGAGGCGTACCAAGGCCATCACGGCATCATCCCGCTGGACGACTACCCCGAGGGGTTCAAGGTGCAAAAGGACGCGGCCGCCTACGCCGAGAGTTTGCTGACGTTCGTTAAGGGCATCCGAGGCGACCTGCCGAAGGACACCGACCTGCAGAACATCGTGGATGAGATCGTGGGCGAGATCGCCAGCCTCGTCTACAAGTTGGATAGGTTCAAGTAAATGGCAATGCGCCGCGAGCAGGTTGCTGCCGCCCTCAAATACCTTGGGGACAAGGCTGATTTACGCAAGCGGTACGAGCGGGCCACCTCGCTAGACCCCCAAGAGCAAGACCTAGCCGACATCGCCGTGGAGACGGGCGCAAGCCTTATCCCGGGCGTCGGCCCCGCCCTTGCCGTACGCGACTTTGAACGCGCCAGACGGGCGGACGACGAAGCGGGCATGGCAATGGCAGCCGCAAGCGCCGTCCCGGGCGGGAAACTGGCAAGCCTGTTGAAGCGTTACGACCCAACAATGACGCAGATTGCGGAATATGACATTCGGTTTGACCCGCGAGTTGAAGAACAAGAGCGGTTAAAAGCCTTGGTTCCAAACGTTGAATCGCGTGGAACTGTTAACCCGCCCGAAGTTTCAATTGCTGATTTTGAGGGTCGCCCGTTTATCACATCAATGAGTGATCGGACGGCGGCTGGAGGGTTGTTGCGCGGCGTCAACGATGTTGAATTTCGCCGCCCTGTCAACCTGCAAGGCGGTCAGGATTTTATGTTTGAAAACCCCGGCATGGTGTGGGCGTCAGGGAAGAAACCGACCGAAGACATCATGGAATTGGCCCGAGAAATCAAAAGTGCAACTGGAGAAGACCCGCTTTACATCCCGTGGCGAATGGCTCCGACCGGCGGTGACTTTGCAAGTATGACGGGCGAAACGATGTTGAATTACGCCGACGTGTCATTGAGCAAAGCAGCCCGAAAAGCCGCCGACGCAGAAATTGCTAAATTCATTCCTAATTGGGCTGGAATCGGGACGGACGAAAGCATCCGACAATTTCGGGGTGCGAAAGACACGGTTCGCAAAGCAATTAAAAACAAATTAGACGTTAAATTTCGCAATGAGGGCGGATTAAACATAGGGGAAGCAAGACTTGCGGTCGCAGACCCTCGGCAATACACAGCGCCCGGCTCTGGCATCCAAAACGTCGGAATTATTCGCCCAGATGAATCGCTCGTAATGCAATCGGGTCACCCCGCTTACCCGTTTGGCGTACCCGGCGAAGGGATCGGGCGGGTTAAAGAAGATGTACGAATATTTGAATTGTTGGACGATGCAGCCAAAGCAAGAAACATTGCAAATCCTCGGGAACCGTCACGTCCCGATACCCGTTCATTAGAGATGAAACCCTATTCAGGGCGCATCACCGCAGAAATACTTAAACGGTTGGGGCTTTAATGAGAAAACTGGGCTGGAACTTTGCTGCAAGTTTTGCGTCAAAGCGTGCCGTCAGAAAGTCTTGCACAGACTCAACCGTGACCGTTTTAATGCCCCGCGCCACGCATGAAAATTCATGCAGTGTTAAAGGGTGCATCAACGATTTGGGAATTTTTACGTCAGTGTTGACGAACGGAGTCAGAATATCTGTTTCTGTGTTCATGCCCCAAGTATACCAAACAACCGCGTAAACCGACACTTTAACTATTGTTTCATTAGTGTATAAATAAGCCATGCCAAGACCCAAAGGATCGCCCAACAAGGCTACTGCGGAAGCAAGGGAAGCCATCGCTCGGCTCGTGGACGGTAACGCATACCGGCTCAACATCTGGCTGGACGAAATCTACCAAACGAAAGGCGCAGAGGCCGCATGGAAGTGCATGATGGATGTGGTTGAGTACCACGTCCCGAAACTTGCACGCATTGAGACGACCGGCAAGGACGGAGGCCCGCAAGAATGGGTCATACGGTGGGGCGAGCCGAAGTGAGGGAAGTGCTGCTGCCGTACAACCCACGGCACGCATTCATGCCTTTCCACAACCGTCGCCAACGCTGGGCCTGCCTTGTCGCCCATCGTCGCGCAGGTAAAACAGTCGCAGCCGTTAACGACATCATCCGCGCCGCCATCACCTACCAAGGCCAGCGGGGGCTGTTCGGCTACGTTGCCCCGTACCGCTCACAGGCCAAAGCCGTGGCATGGCAATACTTCCAAGAGTTCGCCGCCCCGATCACCGAAACAAAGAACGAACAGGAACTGACGCTGACGCTGATGAACGGCAGCCAGATACGCCTGTTCGGCGCTGACAACGCAGATGCGATGCGCGGCCTCGGGTTTGACGGGCTGTACCTTGACGAATACGGCGACTTCCGGCCCAGCGTGTTTGGCAACGTCTTGAGGCCGAGTTTGAGCGACAAGCAGGGTTGGTGCGTATTTGGGGGCACGCCCAAAGGGAAAAACGCCTTTTGGGAAATCTACGAAACGGCCCAGCGCCTGCCAAGCGATTGGTTCTTGCTACGCCTGCCCGCCTCTACTTCTGGTTTGCTCCCACCGGGCGAACTTGCTGCCGCCCGGGCGCAGTTGGCCGAGGATCAATACTTGCAAGAGTACGAGTGCAGTTTCGAGGCAGCCATCCAAGGCGCGTTCTTTGGCAAAGAGATGCGCGAGGCGCAGGATCAAGGCCGCATCTGCCATGTCCCGCACGACACCGGACTGCCTGTGTTTACGGCATGGGACTTGGGTTACCGCGACGATACGGCGGTGTGGTTTTACCAACTTGGGCGCGGGGAAATCCGCGTCATCGACTTTTACGCCGTGAGCGGCGAGGACATCCATGACATCGCTGCCGTGGTTACGGGCAAGCCGTACAAGTACGCTCGACACTACCTACCGCACGACGCCCGGGCCAAGAGCCTGCAGACAGGCAAGAGCATCGTGGAGCAGTTGGCCGCCCATCTGGACATCGCCAAACTGGCCGTGGTGCCCGACATCGGCGTGCAAAGTGGCATCCAAGCGGTTCGGTTGATCCTGCCGCAAGTGTGGTTTGACGCAGAACGCTGCCGCGAGGGCATTGAGGCGCTGCGACAGTATCAGCGCGAATTCGATGAGGATAAGAAGGCATACCGCCAATCCCCGCGCCACGACTGGACATCACACCCTAGTGACGCTTTCCGTATGCTTGCGGTATCATACGCCGAGCAGGCTGACAAGACCCCGACTTTGGAGCCAAAGCCGCTCATGGTCGGGCCGGGCAATACAGTGACGCTCAACGATATGTGGGCAGTGCATGACCGCACGGTGAGCAGGAGTT